TGACGGTGTTTTCCGCGTTACCAGCAGCGTTAACGGTGATGGTGTGTCCATGTGAACCAATCGCAACGGAGTGCGCATGAGCACCAATTGGAACAGAGTGCGCATGGTTACCTGTAGTGCTTGTGGCACCAGACCAGGTTCTGGAAGCGTTAAAGTTTACAGGAACACCATAAGTAAATTGAGAGCCCGTAAATCCATGGGCTGGCGCAGAGCCACCCAGTGTAAATGCTCCACTTGCTGTATAGAAATTACCGCTATCACTTCTGAAGTAACCGAGAGTACCGGTAATTTCCATAGTGCCTCGGCTGTGGTTATGGTCACCAGTGGCATTTGAAGACTTAGTACCATAATCAAACGACGACGTGGTTTTCGTCCCCAAATCCGTACTGGATGCACTGGCGCTGTGGGTGTGCGATTTAATGCCGTCCTGTTCCTGAGATAATACGGCTCGACCACTGGCAGGTTTGCCCTTAATCGTCCAGCCACGCATATCAGGGATCACGCCTGACGGATAAGAAGGCAACAGAAATAGACGATTAGTGTTTTATATTCAAAAGGTTAATAGCAAATTTGGCATGCTTTTTACTGTCGAGTAAACTGCATGCCTCTATCCATAAAATCAAACAGTTGCAATCTAATTTTGGAGAACGTTTTTTCTTCACCCTTTTAGCAAATCGCTATAAAAAACAACAAATGGTATAAAAATGAACAATCCTAATCCATGCATGACGTATGGCGCCTGTTGTGCATTTTTCCGCGTCTCTTTTTACCAGAGCAAAACCAATGATACTGACCTAGTCGTCTCCCAGAGACTTATGCCTGTATAGCACACCTCAAATAATCTGGGATCTCATTTCGTAGTTTTACAATATCAATATCCGGCTCGATATGTTTCTGGTAAAACTTGTCTGCAAGCAAGTTTGCTATGCAATCTGCCGTACGATTTTTTACATCCCGGCTCATACTATCACAAAGAGTATCTATTTTCTTGCCAAAAGAAGCATTCCCCATTATCACATGATTAATAGAACTTTGTGCTGCCTTAACATCAAGAGTTAGTTGATATCTCTGGCTCACAAGAGAAAAGACCCTTTGCCTCTCTTCAGTGGAAATTTTTGCATTTTTTTGAAAACAGTAATTATCAATCTCCTGGTTGATCACCCTTGAGGGATATACTATCCGTTCATCTTTTATCCACCCATTAATATCTTTAGTATTCTGCCTGTTCACTGTATCCAGTATATTGCCGCTAAATTTGCGAACAGAAAAGTGAATCGTCCGTTCTCCCATTGAACATTTTATGACCTCATCATTCTTCCCTAGGAAAGAGTTCCTGAAGGAGTTTTCTCTATGGCAACTTATACCAAAAGAGCTGAAAGACGTACTTGTAGTACTCATCGGCATTATAATTCCTTTTTATAAAAAAGTGTTTACAATATTGCATACTTGTGTTTATTGTAGCCAGAAAAAACATGCATGCAATAATATTCTATTAAAAATAGTATTGTTTTATTCACATATCATGAGCGGTATGTTGACTCTTGTTACCAATATAGTTCACAATATGGATTAAAAAGGATAATAATATGCCAGTCATATTAAATTTTTCTAATGGAAGTGTATTGCCGGAAAATGAGCTGGAGGCTTTACGACATATTGCAAGAAGCAACCAGAATGACACTATTACTATAGGAGGCCGTAATATGAGGCTTCATTATATCCAGTTTATGGATGGTTTTAGTGTTGAGCCTATTCTAGGTGGACTTTGGGACCATCTTGGGGCAAGAGAGGCTCATCATCTCGCAGACAGCCTGACAAGACAACTTAACGGAGGTAACACTTTTCTGCAGGCATACAGCTTATATCTGGAGCAGAGGCAAGCTGCCCCGCTTGTGCAGGAAAGCGTCATAAAAACACTACTAGATCGAATAAATTCGAATGCATTTCCCGTTAGTTTACAAGACTTTTCCTGTACTGAGGAGCATCTTAATTGTCCGATAACGCTACATATTCCTGAGACAGGTGTTTTTGTCAGAAATGCTCGAAATTCAGAAATATGTGCATTATATGATCAGGAAGCATTGACTGAACTTATCCTGCGTAACGCTCTCCACCCCCTCAGCCGTGACCCCTTTGCTCCAGAAATGATTATAAGCAAAGACAAGTGTCATTTTAATATAACAAAACAATGTTTTTACGCATTACCCATATACCCACTTCAACAAAACAGTATTTAAAAATAAAAGCACAATATAAGAAGCATATTTTCAATAAGTTAATCACCATATAACAAACATATAGCGAGGAGACTATTTATGCCCAAAATATCATCAGTTGTATCATCATGTTACCATCTGTTCAGTGAACATCAACAACTTTCAAATGAAACAACAATGACGAACTCCGTCTCCAGAAGAATTGTTCATAAAGAATATGGTATATCTTTAAAATCCGTTCCTGTATGGTTGGCTACAGCTAAAACTCCCCTTGCTCTACTCAATGGCAGACATACAAGAAGTCACTCATTTATTATTGCAGGGACCCCAGGAATGGGAAGCAGGAGCGGAGCCCAATACTATGCCATAAACAGTGATGATAAACGCTCCCGAATAGACATTGACTCTTTATTTTTAAAAAAGTTAAATAATGCGCGAAATCAAAATAAATTTCCAATCGATGTAAAAGAAACGGTTATAAAACTACAAGGGCAAAAATTCACATGCATTGAAGATTTTCATAAAAAGTATAATGAAACCAGGTTAAAGGCCAATACCAATATCCAACAAGAACAAATTGCAGATGAAGTAAAATCACTTACATATTTGATTCCTTCAGAAAAAAAAGAGATGTGGATATATAAAAACAATGGAAAAGATAATGCAAAACCAAACTTAGGAGAGCGAGACGTAAGAATGTTCGAAAATATTAGTCCTGATGATACAGATAAGATAACAGGAAGGAAATTTTCAGAGTTAGGTGAGTATCTTTATTCAGGAAATGTAATAAAACTCAGTCAGTTATCAATTCGTTACTTACCCAATATCAACTCAATCTCATTAATAGAGACAAAACAGAGTTTGTTGCTACATCGATTATATTCAGATGAAGTACTTCAGAGAAATGGAACGCTTATCCCGACACCACTACATGAAGAAAAATCAATTCCAGCTGACAATATAAAAACAATGCTCAACAACATACCGACTTACAAAATGTTACCGCCATTCACAGAAACACAAGGTAATTGTTCTTCTGGCGCAGCCACGTTTTTACGCAAATCAGGCGCCGAAGAAAAAGATATTCTTGCATGTAGCCCCCGAAATTATGGGCTGCATCATAACATAAAAACATGGGACCCCTTGGTTAGAAATTAAGGATCCAAATATTATATATTTCATATAAAGCAAGAAAAAAATATTGTCTGAATAATTGTTCAGACAATATATCCTTACATGGCACTATTATAATAAACTATTAATATAAAAACACACCAACAGAAAAAATTAAGCATCACTTGCAACAAAGGATTCTTTTTTTGAATCAAAGTGACATTCATCTTTTCTCATAATCATTGATTCTGTTATAGGTTCTCGACTCAGAGGATGAGCTCCACCAGTTTCAACAAGTTGCACTAACGTGTCCTTATCATATAGAGAGCATATCTCAGCACCTTGTGAGTTTCTCATGAACACTCCATTCGCAGGTGTGTCCAGCGTTATCGGGTATGTCAAAAATGACTCCGGGCAAGAAAAGTGATTAGAATCCGTTCCAAATACACAAGAATTTATTTTTTCCATTAATATTTTATTACTTGTTTTATTTTCTCTGTGTTCTGCCATGACACTCTGAAAATAGTTATTAACACTCCTTAAAAAATCGACACCTCCATTTAATTGCCTTTCCAGAGCCACAGCTCTTCTCTCCATTCGATTCTCACGCCCCAATAGCCTATCCAGTAGATTTGCCCCTATATTTCCAGACACCTGTTATTAAATATTCATTCCAAACACAGGGAGTCATAACAAACATCCACCGGACATGACAACAAAAACCGGAGCCGGACTCCGGTTTTTGTGAACTCGTCGGCTATTTCATCCCGCCAATATTTTCCCACGTCCCGTCAGCACGCAGGATTTGCAGCGGTCTTACCACACACTGTATCTGCTTTTTATCCGCATCCAGTATCACCACCTGCGTGATTACCCTGGCCTGCTCCGGGATAATGCCATTCTCATCTGACTCCAGAATGTCTGCCGGCCCCAGACGCAGTTGTGCTGTAAGTAACTCCCCGTGTTCACGGTCATCATGCTTTCCGTACCCGCACAGACGCTGCATAAGTTTTTTTAGTACGTTCATGTCATTCTCCTGTTCTGCCTGTATCACTGCCCACTTCATCCAGCCCCTTAACATCCTGCCACGGCCCGTCACCAAACCTGACCTGCAAATGCTGAAACAGCCCCTGAACCTGTGTGGCATCTTTGGGGTCAAGAAAGGTCAGTCCGGTGATGAGCGCACCATCTGTAGCCCGTTACCTGAACCACAAAACGGCGATGACGTCCCGCCTGCACATCCACTGTCGCCACAAGGAAATTAACGCCATCCGGCACACTGCGGGAAGGAACTGGCTCTGCCCGCTGCTCAAGCAGTTCACTTTTTCGTTGCTCCATGCTGGCGCGGGGAAGATAAGGTAATCCCCAGTCGGTATTGATAACCGTCTTGAGTGTTTCTTCACTTCCGGTTGTCTCGTATTCCTGTTCTGCAGTAAGCAGTTTGTAAACGAGTTGCGAGAGTGTCTGGTAAGCAGCTGCCGGACCCTCCATCCAGAATGACGCAATACGTGAGCGTCGGGGATCACCATAACGACTGCCATCCGCATTGATGGATTCACCATCCCGCAACCAGACCCCACGTCCGTTCAGCTCACGTTTTTGTTCAGGCATAATCCGTCCTGAACAGGAAGGACACTGAATATAAGCCGCCTCACTTGCCAGCACGGGATCGGCAATATCACGGAAACCAGCAACCATATCGCCGCAGGGCTGAAAATACTCACCACAGTGTGGGCAGGGCCAGTACCAGCGACGGCGATCACCACGGTTATAGAGCGACAGGATCCCCGTGGTTGGTGGAGCCTCATGCGGTGAAGTCCGTCGCCATTTCACATCCTTCACATCCCTGCCGGGGGAACTCTCCACCAGCGTCATACCGCTGGACATAAATGTGGTGGTACGTTTTGAGGCAAGAGAGAAAGCATCCCCCTCGCCATCAATATCTTCCGGAAAACGGTCATAATCCGTCAGCGCGACGCATTTATAATCTGATGAGGACATGATATTGACTGACGGCCAGCCGATTTTCAGGTAGTTACCAGCAAGGAATGTTCTGTCATAAACGTTGTTGTCATTTTTGTTCGGACTCAGGCGACTGACCACTTCCGGGCTGACGCGAAACGTTCTGGCGAGTCGTTTTTTGGAGTGTTCGCGGGCTTTTTCCTCCGTCATCTGAATGATCAGCATATCAGCAGGATCGCAAATCACGTTGTAAATCACCCAGCCGTCAATCAGGCCGATAGTCTTGCCGGTTCGTGCCGGGCCAACAAATATCACTGCGTCGTATTCACGCGAGGCCAGGCAGTTCATCGGCTCAATAACATACGGTGCCACCAGCGGATCCCACGGGACTGAGTTCCCTGCCCCCATGGGCACCCGCATATACTGAGCAACGGCATCAGCAACCCGCATTCGTCTCGGTGCGCGAAGGATATAACCTGAATCGGTTCGTGCTGCCTTTGCGGTTTCCTGATTCAGCATTACTCCTCCTGCTGTAATTCCTCCTCATCATCCGCACCTGCTTCAGTCACCCGCAGGGCTATCTGATCGCGCAGATCATCAATAATGGACTGAACACGGCTCACAGCGGCAGGCTGCAGACCGCAGTCACGTTCCAGAATATCCGGTAATGTCTCCAGCACCTGCACGACCGCTTTTGCCCAGATGGCAAACTCCCGTCTGACATCACTGGCCGGAATGAGTTGTGCCGTTTCCTGTTCGAACTTAAGACGCTCACGTTCAGACTGATACCAGGCTTTGCGCTCATGCGCGTCCATTTCGCCTTCTGCAACCGGCGGTGGCAATGCCAGAAATGCCGACACAATATCAACCACCCGATAAAGCTTGAGGTTGCTTTCATGCCCCCCTGCAACGGGTAGATTTTGCAGCCTTGCCGCAGCAGTCTGGCGATGTACACCTGACAGTGCCGCCAGTTGACTGATATTCAGCGTCAGATTTTTTAACTCTCGATCCATACCCGCTCCAGAATGTTTTAAACATGCATCTCGCGAACAACTTTAGGCAAACGGTGTTAGTGATGAACAAAAAACAATCAAAATCGACACCATAAAAATAAAACCACTGTAATATCAATCTATTACAGTGGTGGTGATGACGAATGAAATTTCAAAAACTAGCCTTTTTCCGCGACGCTCCCGCCCCGTGGCAGGCCACCCCACCGGAAGGACCCGCCAAAATGAGAGTGATTATCACCATTGCTGATGAATAAATTGATGAAAATCATTGAAACGCCTTTCAGCAAGATAACGGCGACGGTCGTTGTTGAACTCCGTAGCTCTGCTACTAAGGTTAAAAGCATGGCCATCTTTTGCCACCGGCAAATCTTCAATGGATTTCCCCTGCCGGTTTTTTATTCCTCACATTATCGCAGCCCCTCAGTGAAGGGCTGCTGTAATGCCTGCTCTTACTCAGTAACGACCGCGCCTTCCGGTAATTTCATACCGGCAAATACCGGACAGCCCGGGGATCGTTATCTGCAGCTGGTTAGCCAGGGAGTTAATCTCAGCGACCAACACTGGCTTCGTATAGCGCCATGCCGCCAGCCCTTGTCCACAGAAGCTCGCCATATCTTTTTTCTGATCAAACTCATGACACTTCATATTGAGCTGCGCACTTAAGCTGTTGCGATGCTGAAGTTCTCCGGTGAAGTAGTCATCCAGGACTTTATAGGCTGCATATTTAAATCCGGGGTTTAGCCATGCTGCATAATCATAAGCAACAAACTTCCCGCCATATGTTCCACCGTGTACACCGCGCTCAGTAAAAACCACAGATTCGTGTTTTTTCTCCAGCTACTTAATGCGCTGGGTGCGGATATATTCCTGCGCCCCTTCCAGTTGCTTCTGCATCGTCATCAACCGTTCTCTGAGGGTGAAATAATCCCGTTCAGCGGTGTCTGCCAGTCGGGGGCTGGTTGCATTATCCATGCTGGTGGGTCCGGTGGCTTCACGCACGGCTGCGGAGCAACTGGCATTGACCCGCAGGCGCTTACGACCAGCGGCAACATCAGCGCGCAGAGTTTCATTTTCAGTTTTCGCATCGGCTAACTCCTTCGTGTATTTTGCATCGATCGCAGCAACATCACGCTGACGCTGCTGCATGTCAGCGATGGTGGCGGTCGCCTGCTTCAGCTCACTGACTTTTTTATCACGCTGTTCTTTGTAGGCGATGGCGTTATCACGGTAATGATTGACCGCCCACGACAGGCAGACGATGATGCAGATAACCAGAGCGGAGATAATCGCGGTTACTCTGCTCATTGTTGCCCCCACAAACAGACTTCACGCTCAATCTCACGACGAGTCATCAGGCCTTTCCATTGCTTACCGCCAGCGTATGTCCAGCGACGTAGCTGGTCACATGCGCCTTTGATATCGCCCTGGTTTATTTTGCGAAGAAGCGTCGATGTTCTGAAATTGCCAGCACCCACGTTGTAGACGAACGAGTAAAGAGCGCCGCGCGTTGTTTCCGGTATATCGACTTTGATGTACGGGTTAATTTGTCTGGCGACCGTGGCAAGGTCTTTATTCAGGAGGGCTTTGCATTCTGCTTCGGTATACGTTTTACCTAGCATGATGTCTTTTCCGGTGTGTCCGTGACATACAGTCCATACACCAACGATATCTTTGTATGGTATGTAGCTGACACCTTCCAGGCCATCGTCACCACTCGGACCAGTGATGAGCACAGACGCTATGGCAACAGCCCCACCACCAATAGCAGCAGCAACAGCCTTGCGTAATGATGGCGACATTATTCACCTCTCGCAGCCTTACGCTTATCTTCTTTAATCTTGAAATAAAGGTTTGTCAGATACGTCAGCAAGCCAAATACCAGACTACCCAGCACACCTATTGCCGCCCACTGTGAGGGCGTGACTTTATCGAGCAACTGTAAAAACCAGTACCCGGCACTACCTGCTGAGGTGCCATAGGCGACACCCGTTGTTAACTTATCCATGGATTTCATAACCCCACCTCGCAGATGCGGGTGCTGTGTAATGGAAATAAAAAGGCCACCTACGTGGCCACCAGATTATTTCCCCACCAGCTCGTTTATCTCTTTCACTGTCTGGTTAAACCGCTCTGACTCAAGCTCAACACCTAAGGCCCGACGCCCCAGCGCCATTGCTGCTTTTATTGCGGAACCGGATCCCATAAAAAAATCAGCAACCAGATCACCAGGTCGACTACTGGCATTGATTATTTGCCGGAGCATATCCGCAGGTTTCTCACACGGATGTTTACCCGGGTAGAACTGAACGGGTTTATGCATCCAGACATCGGTATAAGGCACGGAGACTGATACGGAGAAATAGCGCCGGAGAGATTTAAACTCATCCAGCAATTCAGAATATTTGCGATTCAGTGAATCATAAGATGCCACCAGCTGGTGGTGTGGTTGTTCCAGTTGTTGTTCCTGAAACTTCTCTGCCGCTATACGGGAAAACAGTGCCTGTAACTTCCGATAGTCAGCCTCATTCGGCAACTGCCACTGACTGGCACCAAACCAGTGGGAAACCATATTTTTCTTACCTGTGGCTTCGGCAATTTGTTTTGCCGTTATACCCAGTTCGGCACGAGCATCCCTGAAATACGAAATCAGCGGTGCCATTATGTGCTGTTTGAGTTCCCTTTCTTTTGCCGCATAGCCGTCACTTTTGCCGCGATATGGCCCCTGGTAATGTTCAGCAAACAGAACGCGCTCTGTGGCTGGAAAATATGCACGCAGACTTTCTTTATTACACCCATTCCAACGTCCGGACGGCTTCGCCCAGATGATATGGTTAAGCACGTTGAAACGTTCACGCATCATGATCTCAATATCAGATGCCAGGCGATGCCCACAGAACAGGTAAAGGCTTCCGGCAGGTTTTAACACCCGCCAGAACTGGGCCAGACAGTGGTCCAGCCACTTAAGGTAATCTTCGTCCCCTTTCCACTGATTGTCCCAGCCGTTGGGTTTCACCTTGAAGTACGGCGGATCGGTAACAATCAGGTCAATGGAATCATCAGGCAGGGACTGAATAAAATGCAGGCAATCAGCGTTGATTAAATCAACACTGTTTATTTTTACAGTATTTTTCATGGATCAGTAAGCGTAACTCTGGTAGGCTCACTCTGCTTTTGCGCTAAAGCAGTGGGCCGTGGTTCGCTTGTGACCAGTAAGCATGAGCGAATGGCTGGCAGGTGCTACCAACACCCACCAGCCGCCCATTTTCACAGCAGGAAACCGCCATTACTGGCAGCGTCTGAATTTATTCCCGTACCAGCACAATGCTCACAGCGAGCCTTACTTGCCGCAGACCTGGAATAATCAGCAAAGGCAAAATTCACAAGGTAAGGGATGATCTGTAACCGGGTTTCTTCACTCAATTTGTTCAATGTCGGGTTATCCAGTGCCATCGCGTAATTGAGCAGACCTTCAATCGCAAATTGAGGATCCTGAACACCAACTTTTGCCAGGAATAAGGCAAACCCAAGCGGTGCTTTCGACTGCACCATCCCCTGCGCAGCCATCACATCCGTAATCGTTAAACCACCTGAGCCTGTCGCCGGTGCGTCATCGCTCAATTTTGGAGATTTTGGGGAGTAATATTTTGGTAAGGCTTCAAGGTTCATGCTCGTTCTCCACTTACGCCAGTACGCCAATTGCCAGCGCACGATCGATAAAACGAAATATCAGCTCCAGCTGGGAGCCATACTTCTCTTCAAATGCCACGGTATCCGCATGCAGCTCGTCGTGATGCTTTCTGCACAAAGGCAACACAAAGAGGTCATGCGCTTTTGTACCCATTCCACCCTGACCGTGGCCTATCAGGTGGTGGGGATCATCAGCAGGCTTTCCACAACATGCACACGGCTGTGTCTTAACCCAGCGCGTGTACTTTTCATTAACCCAGCGGCGGCGTTTTGGGCGTAACATAAAAGACTCCGGCGACTCCGGATCCACTTTCAGCGCCAGCACCTTTTTTGCCTTATCCTGGATGATGCTGGTGGCAGGAACCGAAGGCACAAGGTCACTTTCCCGGGTGACAGACGGCACAACAGGCTTTGGTAATCTCAGTGCCTTACGGGCTGCACTTTCCGGTAAGGCATCCGCCAGGTCATTACGAATCAGCCACCAGCACAGTTCCGGCATTGTCACAACGTGACTATCATCAAAACCGAGATCCCGACGCACAACAGACAACACCCAGCGGGCACAGTTATCCGTTGCCATTGATTCCAGCCGTTCCGTGAACTGATCGCGCAGCTGGTTATCGCAGTGCCAGCACAGACGGATTGCGCCCGGAGCGTGTCGCATTGTGGTCATGTTCTCGCTGTGCCAGTCGGAATGAGGCCACTGGCAGCCTTTTTCACGAAGTAACCAGCTTTCAAGACATTCCACGCCACCAGCACGACGGATCACTGCCTCATTGCGGAACACGGCCCGAACGGCAGGATCATCCGCCAGCGGTTGTGATGCCGCCGGAACGGCACCACTGGCGAAAGATGAATAACGTTCCGGCTCAGGCTCCAGCAGAACACGCCCCTGCATAAACAGGGGCATCAGCTCTGAACCTGGCCTGACGTAACTTGCTTGCTGACTGCAGAACGCGCTGCCGTGAGTAACCTGCAAAAGCATCCGCAATGTCTCCGGAAGTACACCCCGGATGGGCTTCAATGAATTTCTGAACGTCATTTAACAGACTCATGATCACCCCCTGAATCCTGCCGGGATCTGGCTGTAGTCCACGTTGTCGTAACTGGCTTTGAAGTACGGGTCCTCACGTCTGGCTGCAGATACCGCAGGAACTTCCCAGGATTCTTCGAAATGACGATCCGGACCAAAGAACGTGACAGCCTGTTTCACAAATTGTGTGCCGCTGTTACCCATCGCAGATACCCAGCCCGCGTAGCGTTTCACACCTTCCAGCATGGTTTCGGGGTTTACCCCCTCATTCAAACGGGCTTTCCAGGCTTTGAAGGCTGCAGATTTTGAATTACCACCAGCACGTTTGGGATATGCCAGCCATGCCTGCTCAAACTCCGGAGAGTATTCCGGCCGGTTTGAACGAACTCGCACGGACTCATCAACTGATGCACCAACAGCTATTGGTTCATTGACTGGTTCTTTGACTGGTTCAAAAGAGTGACTGGTTCTGGGTGAATCTCCTGCACTACCCCCTGGTGCAACTCCTGCACTACCTGGTGAATTTGCTGCACCAGATAGTGAATTATTTGCACTACCCCCTAGTGAATCTCCTGCACCATCCAGATGAAGGAGATAGATATTACTTGAGTTACCTTTTTCACCTTTCCGGGTGACTTTTTTTACCAGCCCGGACTCACAAAGGGCCGCAATATGATTCATCACAGAACGTTTGCTAATCTCGCACTGGTCAGCAATATGCTGGTAGCTGGGCCAGCACTCACCCTGATCGCTGGCATTATCAGCCAGCTTGATCAGAACCAGTTTTCGCAATGGATTACCCACTCGAATTTTCATCGCTTTAACCATCAGCTCCATACTCATGCTGCACCTCCGAGATGCTTCATGTTTTTTCCGGAGCGAAAGGCTATAAGCGGCATACTGACGCGGTAATTACGGCCCAGCGGTTCACAAATCACCTTCTGGCATTCACGGTCAACCAGGCTAACACGTAGAACATGCCCTGCAGGTGTGGTGTACCACTGCCCAACTGTAGGAATTGATGTTTTTTTACGCTGAAGCAAACGGCAAATATTGAGGATCAACGGATTAAGCATGACGATGCCCTCCGCTGATATTCAGGAGACGGTGAATATGAAAATTAGCCTTATCCGCCAGACGAATACGTTCAGCCTGCAAGTTAAGAAGGGTTTCTACCAGAACTTGATGCGCCTGCGGATCCGAAAGAGTTACCTTGCGCAGAGCACGTAGTGCAGTTGTTACATAACTGAGTTTATGTAAGTCTTCATCATTCAGACGAGCGAGGGTTGGGAGAGTAGTCATGGTGACAGCCCCTATGTTGAATTCAAAGAACTCACCACATGGGACGCCAATCACAGAGGTGGTGAGACGTACAGGGTTGGCGTAACCGGTCAACATAGAACCCGGCGCATCTTGCGATGCCCCTGCACGCCCCACCATAATTTGGACGTAGCAATGCTCATGATACGAAAAAACCGCATGAGCGCGGTGGTAGTGACTCCAACTTACTGATAGTGTTTTATGTTCAGATAATGCCCGATGACC